TATGACGACGGCTCGGGCACCCTGCAGTCCATCCCCCGCGAGGACATTATCCACTTCAAGTGGCCGACGCCGGACCCCGACCAGCCCTGGATGGCGCAGGCTCCGCTGCGGGCGGCGGCCGCCGAGGTCGACGCGGACAATGAGGCATCGCGGTTCCTCCGGGCGCTCCTGCAAAACGACGCGGTGCCGCGCACCATCATCAGCCAGTCCCCGAGCCGCTTTATGAATGACGATGAGGTGAAGCGGGCCAAGCAGCAGTTCAAGGATCGCTACAGCGGCGACAACCGCGGCGATGTGCTGGTGCTGGAGGCGGGGGCGGCTATCTCCCGCCTGAGCCTGAACCTGGAAGAGATGGCCTTCGAGGCGCTGCATCGTATCCCAGAGGCCCGGATCACCGCCGTGATGCGCGTCCCGGCCATCATCGCCGGACTGAACGTCGGCCTGGAGAAAGCGACCTATGCGAACTACGGCGAGGCCCGAACCTCGTTCACCCTCGACACGAGGGTCCCTCTGTGGAACATCGTGGCGTCCGAGCTGGAGGCTGACGAAGACCTGAACCCAGGCGGGCTGCTGTACATCCGCCACGACCTGAGCCGCGTCGCCGCGCTCCAGGAAGACGAGACGAACAAGTGGACCCGCGTGATCAGTGGCTACCGTGAAGGCTTGATGAGCGATGAGACCGCGCAGGGTCTCCTCAATCTTCCGCGCTATCAGCTGCCCCGGATGCCGCGACCCGCAATGAGCGATGTGACCCCGGCGCCCGCCGCCCTGCCTGAGCCAGAGGGCGAACCCGAGGATCCGGCAGCGGACAAAGGTGTTCGCGAACACCTTAGCACCAAGGCTGCCGCGCCGCTCGGGCGTTCGCTCCAGCGGATCCGGGTCGACGTGGCGAAACGGATGGAGGCCGCGCTCGAAGACTATTTTACCGACCTAGCCGAGCGGGTCATCGCCCGCGCGACCAAAGCATATCTCCCGACCACGGCGCGCAAAGACGCCGAGCTGCCTCGTGCCGAGTCGCTGCTGACCATCGGCGATGAAAAATTGTTGCGCGCCGTGGTCGGCGACTACTACATCGAGATCATTCGCCTGAGCTGGGAGACCTGGAATATTGGCCTGGGGATGGAGCTGCTGTTTGGGCTGGACGATCCCGCGGTGGTCGAGGCGCTCGGGCTGGTCGGCGACCGGATACAGGGCATTCAGGAGAGTACCCTGGAAAGCATTCGGGGGCTGCTGCAGTATGGCGCTGAGAACGGCTGGACGGTTGATGACATGGTGCGTGGCACCGATGCGCAGCCCGGCCTGCGCAGCCTAGTCGTGCAGACCTACAAAAACCGCGCCCGCACGATCGCCCGCACCGAGCTGGGCACGGCGCAGAACAAGGCCACCATCAGCCGCTATCAGACGGCCGGGGTGACCAAGGTCAAGGTTCTCGATGGAAACGGCCCGAACAGCTGTCAGGTCTGTACCGACCTGAATGGGGCGGTCAAGGATCTGGCATGGGCGGCGGCGAACACGCTGCAGCATCCTAATTGTATCCGGGCGTTCGCCCCGGACTTTGATGACTAGGGGGGCGCTATGGCGATGGAATATAAGGCGGCACCAGCGGAGTTCAAACCCGACGCGAAGATCGACGGCCAGTACGAAGGCTACTTCTCCATCTTTGGCAACATTGATGACGGCCTCGATATCATCGAGCGCGGCGCGTTCACGAAGACTCTTCAGGAGCGCCAGCGCCGCATCAAGGTCTTTATGGGCCACGACTGGTCGAAGCTCATCGGGCCGCCGCCGGACGTGCTGGAGGAGGATAGCCGCGGCTTGTATGCCAAAGGGCGGCTGACCCTCGGGTCGTTCTGGGGCAATGAGACCTGGCAGCTGATGAAGGACGGCGCGATGACCGAGGGGAGTATTGGCTTCGAGACCATCCCAGACAAGGTCGAATGGCGCGACAACGGGATCCGCATGATCAAGGAAGTCAAGCTGTACGAGATCTCGCCGGTCCCGCTGGGCATGAATCCGCTGACCGATGTGCAGGCAATCAAGTCCTTGCGGGGCCGCGATAGCGCCGCCTATATCGAGGCCCTGCAGCAGTTTCTACAGGAGCTGAAGGCCGGAGCTCGCCACTCGAAGGCGGACACAACCGCACTCAATCAGATTGTAACCCTGGCCCTCCAGCTGGGCGCGACCAACGCGACACTGGTGGATGAGCCGATGCTCGATCCCGACCCGGAGGAGGATGCCGGGAAGTACCTTGCTGTCAGCCGAGCCGCGAAAGCACTCACTGATCGCACCCGTCTGCGAGCCGCTGGCCTGGCACTCGCGCTCAATCATTCGTAAGTAGAAGGAAGCACCGATGAAAGACATCAAGCAGCTGTACTTGGCCGCTGGTCAGTCCCATCACCAGGCCAAGGCCATCATGGACGAGTATGCCGGCAAGGATATGCCCGCCGAGAAGTCGAGCCAGGTCGATGCGCTCCTGGATGAGGTCGAGGCCTCGACCGCCGAGGCCAAGCGCCTGGAGCGCATCGCCGCCCTGGGCAGCACGCTGGACGAACCCGAGGGTCGGCTGGGCAATGGCGGCCTGGGCGGCGAGAAGGCCGACGAGAAGACACTGGAGCAGAAAGCCTTCGGCAACGCGCTGCGCCGGGGTAGCTGGACGCTGACCGCTGAGGAGCGGAAGGCGCTCCGTGCCGATGACGATCAGGCGGGCGGCTTTATGACCGCCCCGCAGCAGTTCGCCACCGAGCTGCTGAAGTTTGTCGATGACGAGGTTATCGTTCGGAAGCTCGCCACGGTGCAGCAGCTGGGCCAGTCCGAGAGCCTGGGCGTGTTGTCTCTGGATTCCGACCTGTCGGACTGGGAGTGGACGACCGAGCTGGCCACCGGCAGTGAGGATACCGTCAAGCCCTTCGGGAAGCGTGCCCTCAAGCCCCACCCGCTGGCCAAGCGGATCAAAATCTCCAACACATTGCTTCGCCGGAGCACCCGACCGGCTGAGGCACTGGTGCAGGAGCGGCTTGGCTACAAGATGGGTGTGACACTGGAGAAGGCATACCTGGTCGGTGATGGAGCCGCGAAGCCGCTGGGAATGTTTGTCGCCAGCAACGACGGAATCCCGACCAGTCGGGATGTGACCTATACGGTCACTAACGATAAGACCAAGGTCGATAGCCTGATCGATATGAAGTTCAGCCTGAAGGGGCAGTATCAGGCATCCAAGACCACCCGCTGGCTGCTGCACCGCGACTTCCTGAAAGCCGTGCGCAAGCTCCGCGACGCCAATGAGCAATTTGTCTGGGCTCCTGGTCTCCAGGGCCAGCCCATGACTCTGCTGGATGTGCCGATCGCCATGTCCGAGTTCGCTCCGAATACCATCAGCTCGGGCAACTATCTGGCGGTGCTGGGCGATATCAAGTTCTACTGGATCGTCGATAGCCTACAGCTGCAGATCCAGACGCTGATGGAGCTCTACGCCGAGACCAATCAGCGCGGCTATATCGGGCGCTATGAGGGCGACGGTCAGCCCATGCTGGCAGAGGCCTTTGCTCGCCTGAAGCACGCCTGAGTCGGTTGTAATCGTTGGATTGTGGGCCGCTCCGGTGGCCCACCTAGTCCCAGGAGACTGCTATGGAATTTCTTTCGAGTAGTGTCAAAACCATCCGCGTGATGAACGCGGTGGCCGCTGGCACAACCGATCAAAATAGCACCGTGGTCGATACCGCGGGCTATGAAGGTGTGCGCTTCATCTCCCTGTTTGGCGCGCTGACGGCGACCCAGGTTACCAGCGTGAAGCTCCAGCAAGGCACCCTTGCTGATGGGTCGGATATGGCCGACCTGGAAGGCACCAGCACCGGCCCGCTGGTCGACGCCGACGGCAACAAAATGCTGATCGCCGAGGTGTACCACCCGCGTGAGCGCTACGTCCGCCTGGTGATTGATCGTGGTACTGCCAACGCGGTCATTGATGGCGTGATCGCCGAGCTGCACTGCCCCCGTGTAATGCCCATCACCCAGGATACCAGCGTGAGCGCGGCCGAGAAGCACGCCAGCCCAGCCGAAGGGACGGCCTAGGCGATGGCACTGCTGACGACGGAGCAGCTGCGCAATCAGGTCTCGACCGGCCTGACGGATCCAGCCCTCCAAGCAATCCTCGATCGGGAGGAGGCTGAGCTGGTGCGCCGAATCGGCGCGCATCCTGACGGCGTGACGGCCGTTGTCGAGATGCGGCAGCCGGAAGCCCTGCACGTCTATCTATGC